AACGGTAATTTTGATGTCTTTGAGAAAGCTTATGAGTGGTATACGTTTGGTGCACGGACTCGACTGATGCCCGGAGGACGGGTGGCGATTGTGCAGACCCGCTGGCATATGGACGACCTGACAGGTCGGGTGACTAGGGATATGGCGAACTCTGAACTGGCAGATCAGTTTAGAGTCGTCGAGTTCCCCGCTATATTAGATACCGAGTCTGGGGAGAAACCCCTTTGGCCCGAGTTCTTTGATCTTACTGCCTTGCATCGTACGAAAGCGTCGATGCCCGTATTTCAGTGGAACGCGCAGTATCAGCAGAACCCCACAGCAGAGGAAGCGTCGGTTGTTAAGCGCGAGTGGTGGAAGGTGTGGAAGAAAGAAGAGCCACCTGATTGTGACTATATTATTCTCACATTAGATGCCGCAGCAGAAACACATAATCGCGCCGACTACACCGCAATAACTGTTTGGGGGGTTTGGAATAATGAGGAAGAGAAGGGCTACCACATTATCTTACTTAACGCGATCAAGAAAAGGGTCGAATTTCCTGATCTTAAAGATCTTGCGATGGAGCAGTGGCGAGAGTGGGAACCCGACGCGTTTATTGTTGAGAAAAAAGTTTCTGGCACGGCGCTCTACCAAGAGTTCAGGCGCATGGGTATCCCGGTTAATGAATACACCCCACACCGAGGTACAGGTGATAAATTGGCCCGGCTTAATTCGGTAGCTGACATTATCAGGCAGGGGTTGGTGTGGGTGCCTGAAACGCGCTGGGCGGAAGAGGTTGTCGAAGAGGTTGCTGGGTTTCCGTTTATGAGCCATGATGACTTGGTCGATACGACCACAATGGCGTTAATGCGGTTTCGGCAGGGTGGGTTTTTGCGGCTACCTTCTGATGAAGCCGACGAGATTAAATACTTCCGTGGGGCGCGTGGGCATAAACGTGGGTATTACTTAGGATAATTTGTTAGGGGTTAATGATGGCTATTGATAAAAGTTTATACAGCGCACCTGAAGGAATTGAAGCCTTGGCGATGGACGAAGCTCCTATTGAGATTGAAATTGAAGATCCTGAATCTGTAAAGATTGGTATGGGCGGGGTTGAGATTGACCTGATGCCCGAAGATGAGAGCAAAGAAGAGGCATTTGATTCCAATCTAGCTGAGTACATGGATGAGTCAGACTTGCAAAAGATTGCAGGTGATGTGATGGAGTTGATTGAGGCTGACATCAATTCGCGTAAAGATTGGGCTGATACCTACGTTAAGGGTTTGGATGTGCTGGGCCTACGTTATGACGAGGTAACAGAACCTTGGGATGGTGCGTGTGGGGTGTTCTCTACGCTCCTTACAGAAGCTGCGATTCGCTTTCAAAGCGAGTCCATCATGGAGACATTCCCCGCTGCTGGCCCTGTAAAAACAAGCATTGTTGGTCAGTTTACTCCTGAGATTGAAGAAGCAGGTAAACGGGTTCAGGCTGATATGAACTATCAGTTAACGGATAAGATGCCCGAGTATCGCTCAGAGCATGAACGTGCGCTGTGGGGTGTGGCGCTAGCTGGTTCGTCATTTAAGAAGGTGTACTACGATCCGTCGTTGGAACGCCAAGTTTCATTTTATGTGCCTGCCGAGGATGTCATCCTCCCCTATGGTGTAACAAACATTAGACGTACAGACCGCCTTACGCATGTGATGCGTAAGACTAAAAATGATGTTAAGAAGTTACAGGTTAATGGGTTTTACCGTGATATTGATCTTGGTGAGCCTTACGCCACACAGACAGATATTGAGAAAGCCAAGGCTCAAAAAGAAGGTGTTGAGCAGACTAAAGATGAGCGGTATCAGATATGCGAGGTGCATATTGAGTATGACTTGCCGGGGTATGAGGAAGAACTACCACTGCCCTACGTCATAACCATCGACAAAAATACCAACAAAGTCTTAGCCATAAGACGTAACTACAAAGAAGACGACCCTCAGAAACGTGCGCGGCAGCACTTTGTGCACTATATGTACATCCCCGGTTTTGGAGCTTATGGCTTTGGGTTGATCCATATTATTGGTGGCTACGCCACAGCAGGCACCATGCTGATCCGTCAGTTGGTGGATGCAGGTTCACTATCGAACCTTCCCGGTGGGTTGAAGTCCAGAGGACTCAGGATCAAGGGTGATGACACTCCGATTGCTCCGGGTGAATGGCGTGATGTGGATGTGCCGGGAGGTGCGATTCGAGACAACATACTGCCACTGCCTTATAAAGAACCGAGCCAAGTTCTTCTTGCCTTACTCAATCAGATCACTGAAGAAGCTCGTCGTTTAAGCGGTATGGCTGACATGAAAGTCAGCGATATGTCGAGTCAGGCTCCGGTGGGTACGACGCTGGCTTTGCTTGAGCGGCAGCTAAAGACGATGGGTGCAGTGCAGGCTCGCATCCATGCAGCGATGAAAGAAGAGTTCAAGCTGCTCAAAGAGATCATCAGGGAATACACCTCACCCGACTATAGCTACGTGCCACAAGATGGTACACCCCAAGTTAAAGCTGAAGACTATGACATCGTAGAAGTTATTCCGGTGTCTGATCCCAACGCCTCAACGATGGCTCAGCGGGTGGTGCAGTATCAAGCTGCCTTGCAGCTAGCCCAAGGAGCGCCACAGTTATACGACATGCCCCGCCTTCACAGGCAGATGCTTGATGTGCTTGGTATCCCTAACGCCGACAAGCTTGTACCACTGCCAGATGATCAGAAACCCAAAGATCCCATAACCGAGAACATGAATGTGCTCAAAGGTGTGCCGGTTAAAGCGTTTATCTATCAGGATCATCAGGCGCACATCACAGCACATATGACCTTCTTACAAGATCCAAGCATCATGCAAACCATAGGACAAAACCCGATGGCGCAGCAAATGCAAGGTGCAATGATGGCTCACGTTGCTGAGCATTTAGGCTTTAGGTACAGACAAGAAATTGAGCAGCGTGTGGGCGCCCCACTACCCGGACCTGAACAAGATATTTCTGAGGCAGAAGAGCTGGCGATGGCTAAGTACGTTGCAGAAGCGGCGCAACAAGTGCTTCAGATACACCAAGCGCAGGCAGCTCAAGCCCAAGCTCAACAGATGGCACAAGATCCGTTGGTTCAGATGCAGCAACAAGAGTTGCAGATCAAGGGTATGGAGCAGCAACGCAAGGCTGCTAAAGATCAGGCTGATATTGCGCTAGCTCAGGGTAGGCTACAGAACGAGAAGGAGCGGATCGCTCTTGAGGCTCAGAAAGAAAACATACGGTTGCAAAGCCAAGACAAACGTGAGGATAAGAAGATCCAAGCGGACATCCTTAAATCTGTGATGAAACGAGGTGGTTAATGACTCATGAGCGGCAGATGCTAGACCACTTATTTAACAAACTCAAAGAGCGTGAGCGAGAAGTGAGTGACTCAATGGTTGATGGTAGCTGTAAAGACTTTGCTGAATATAAGAATTTGTGCGGCGTAATCCAAGGTCTGCGCCGTGCAAGGATGGAAGTACAAGACCTTGTGCAACGATATGAGGAATTTGAAAATGACTGAAGTAGCAGATGCAGTAATCGAAGAAGCTAAAGAACGAGCAAAGCAGTTACCAATCGTTAGGGGTTATAAGATCCTTTGCACCTTACCCAATATCGAAAACAAGTTTGATAGCGGGATTATTAAGGCTGATACGACGGTCAAATATGAAGAGCTACTTAGTAATGTGCTCTTTGTCGTAGCACTGGGTGATATGGCTTACAACGATCCAAATCGTTTCCCCACAGGTCCGTGGTGTAAACCGGGGGATTTCATTATTACCCGTGCCAACACCGGCACTCGCATCAAGATTCACGACCGCGAGTTTCGGATTATTAACGATGATTCCGTCGAAGCGGTGGTGGAAGATCCCCGTGGCATTCAACGTGCGTGAGGTGATATATGGATAAAACTGAATTCAAGTTTCCTGACGAGAAAGAACCAGAAGCCAAACAGGAAACTAAAAGTGACGATGGGTTTGAATTTGACATCGAAGTTGTTGATGACACACCTGAGCAAGATCAAAACCGCAAACCACTTGAAGAGCCTGTTAATGAAGTAACTGACGACGAGCTTTCTAAGTATGACGAGAGCGTTCAGAAGCGGATTAAACGGATTACGCATGGTTATCACGATGAGCGTCGTGCTAAAGAAGCAGCCTTGCGTGAACGAGAAGAAGCTTTAAAGTTTGCCCAGCATATTATTTATGAAAACAACAGCCTTAAGAAAAATCTAGGCGACCATACAACGCTTTTAGTTGGCACGGCTAAACAAAATGCCGAGTTTGCGTTAGCCCAAGCACGGTCTAAATATAAAGCTGCATACGACGCTGGGGATTCTGATCAGATTATTGCAGCTCAGGAAGAATTAACGCAAGCTAAGTTACGACTTGATAAAGTTGAAAACTTTAGACCACCCCCTTTACAGGAGCGAGAAATTCCTGTAAATATGCAACCACAATCCGCTTCAGAGCCAAAAGCCGATCCCAAAGCACTTGCGTGGCGTAATGAAAATCAGTGGTTTGGGAAAAATAGGCCGATGACTGCCTTCACTCTGGGGCTGCACGAGCAATTGGTTGAAGAAGGCGTTGATCCAACTTCAAATGAGTATTATGAAGCGATCAATAAAACCGTACGTAGCAAGTTCCCCGAAAGCTTTTCTGATGAGCAAAGTAAACCGGGAGCGAAACGGACGAGTAGTAATGTTGTAGCCCCAGCGAGTCGAAACGTTGCCCCGAAAAAAATCACGTTGACGCAAACTCAGGTTGCACTAGCTAAGAAGTTACGTATTCCTCTTGATTTATATGCCCGGAAAGTGGCGGAAGGTATGACACAAAATGGCTGAAAATAAACTAGCTGAAACCCGCGCAAGCCGCGAAACAGAAACCCGCGCTAAAGATGAGCGTCCTCGCACTTGGGCACCGCCCACGTTGCTGCCTGACCCTGATCCTGAAGCTGGATATAAATTTCGTTGGGTGCGTGTTAGTACGATGGGTCAAAACGATCCACGTAATGTGTCATCAAAACTCCGCGAAGGCTGGGAGCCTGTTAGAGCAGCAGATCATCCCGAAATTTCAATGTATCTAGATAATGACATCGAGCGTTATAAAGACAACATTGTGGTTGGTGGATTAATGCTGTGTAAAACCCCAACAGAAATGGTTGACCAGCGCAACGACTTTTATCAAAAGCAAGCCGATGCGCAAATGCGTTCTGTTGACAGTAACTTCATGCGCGAGAATGACCCACGGATGCCTCTGTTCGCAGAGCGTAAATCTACGGTTTCATTTGGGCGCGGTAATCAACAATCTAAGGAGTAATTCCAAATGGCTTACCCGACTGTTTCGGCCCCCTACGGGCTAAAGCCGATCAATTTGATCGGTGGTCAGGTCTTTGCCGGAGCAACTCGTCAGCGTCGTATCGCATCCGGTGCTTCTAGCATTGGTTTCGGTGACCCCGTCATTTTTGTTAACGACGGCACCGTTGCGGTTTCGACTTCAACGACAACTGCACCTGCAACAGGCTTTGCTGGCGTCTTTCTAGGATGTCAGTTTGTTTCTTCTGTAACCGGCCAACCGACCTTCTCACAGGCATGGATTAGCGGTACTTCGGTAAAGGCTAACACCTTTATCACCGCCTTTGTTTGTGAAGATCCAGATCAGTTGTTCCAAGTTGCTGTAGTTTCTGGCACGACGGTTGTTTCGACAACCACAGGCTTGACCTACACCAATATCAACAATAACGCCGCTCTTGTAGCTAATACGCTTAATACCGTTAGCTATGATTCTCAACAGGCAATTTTGTTGAGTTCTGCTGCGGTAACCGATACGTTACCAATTCGTATCGTTGATTTGGTGCCGGATACGGCGTTTACCTATAGTGGCACTCTTTACTACCCTGAAGCTATCGTTAAGTTCAATATGCCGAACATTAGCGGGTCTACCTTCTTGGGTGGTCATGCCTACTACAACCCAACCGGTCTGTAAGGGGAAATTTAAATGGCTATTTCACGCGCACAACTATTGAAAGAGCTGCTCCCCGGCCTGAACGCCCTGTTCGGTTTGGAGTATGCAAAGTATGGCGAAGAGCACAAAGAGATTTACGAAACTGAATCTTCCGAACGCTCGTTTGAAGAGGAAACCAAGCTGTCAGGCTTTACTGCTGCCCCAGTCAAAAACGAAGGCGCAGCAATTGCTTACGACAACGCGCAGGAAGCTTGGACCGCACGTTATACGCACGAGACCATTGCTTATGGCTTTTCAATCACTGAAGAAGCGATTGAAGATAACTTGTATGACTCTTTGTCTGCTCGTTATACCAAAGCACTTGCACGGTCGATGTCTTATACCAAGCAGGTAAAAGCTGCTGCTGTTTTGAATAACGGTTTTGCTGCCACGGTAACTTACGGTGACGGTCAGCCTTTGTTCTCAACTTCGCATCCGCTGGTTTCTGGTGGTGTCAACAGCAACACGACCGCTACGGGCGTGGATCTTAACGAAACCTCGTTGGAAAATGCAGTGATTCAGATTGCTGCGTGGACTGATGAACGTGGGCTTTTGATCGCTGCTAAACCCCGCAAGCTGGTCATTCCTCCTGCTTTGATGTTCGTTGCAACTCGTTTGCTAGAAACCGAACTTCGTGTTGCTACAAACAACAACGACATCAACGCCTTGAAGAACAACGGTTCGATTCCCGAGGGTTACACGGTCAATCACTTCTTGACCGATACGAACGCTTGGTTTTTGACGACCGATGTTCCTAACGGCCTGAAGCATTTTGTACGGACACCGTTACAAAATTCAATGGATGGCGATTTCGACACCGGGAATGTAAGATATAAAGCGAGAGAGCGATACTCATTCGGGGTCTCGGATCCGCTAGGTATCTATGGTAGTTCAGGAGCTTAATACCAATAAAATCAAGCACTTAGCTTGATTTGGAAGCCACCTTCGGGTGGCTTTTTCTTTGTTTGTTGACGTTGTTGGTTCCTTCTGGTACATTACGGTTATGGCTTTGTAACGGAGGAAATATGGAACAAGTCATTTATAAAATCATCAACGTAGTCAACAACAAGTTTTATGTAGGCAGCACGACAAATAAGAAAGTGCGCTTCAGGCAACACCGTAAATTGCTTCGCGGTAACAGGCACCATTGCAAACATCTACAAGCATCGTGGAACAAATACGGCGAAGATAAGTTTGAGTTTGTGGTTGTTGAAGAGGTGGCTCAAGATGTAGAACTTTGGAAAGTAGAAGACACGTGGTTGCAACAACATGTAGGTAAAGAGTACTGCTATAACAGTGGGTATGCGGCAGTTGCGCCTTGGCGCGGGATAATTGGGGCAGAGCATCCTAAATTTGGTGTCCCCGTTACACCTATGCAAAAGGAACAAATATCTAAAACCCTACGAGAGTTTTATGCTGCGGACTACTTTAACCATCCGCGTGTTGGAAAGAAGCACACCGAAGAAACTCGATTAAAGATCAGACAAAACAGAACGCCCACTGCCGGGGAAAATCACTACCGATACGGCAAAACACTATCAGATGAGACAAAGGCAAAGATTGGCGCAACGCAACGGGGTAAGCCAAAAGCAGAAGGGCGTAAGGTTTCAGAAGAAGGACGTTTAAAGATCCGCGCAAATATTGAAGCAGGTCGTAGCCATATGCACTGGCTAGGGCGTAAACATACCGAGGAAGCAAAAGAAAAAATGAGCAAAACTGTATTTGTTATGCCTGATGGCATTTTATTCCCAAGCCTCACTGCGGTGCTAAGCCATTACGGATTGCAAATGCCGACCCTTCGTAGGGCTTTGGTATCTGGTAAACCTTTAACAAAAGGTCGTTTAGCTGGGTACAGTTTTAGATATGGTGGCGTTGACTCAAAACCTACTGAAAACGATTTAGCACTAATCCGTGCAAAGCTTGTTGACCACACGCAAACAACCTGATATAAACATGCTATCTGGGAAACCAGCTTGCTAAACTGTCCCAGCAGACGATGCACCGATTAGCAAGCGACTTGTGCATAAGGAATTATCATGGGAATTAGTACATTTGACGGTCCAGTAAGATCGCTGGGCGGTATTTACCAGCAAGGCCCGTCTACTATCGTAGAAATTACAGCCGACACCACACTCAACCCCGTATCGCACGGCGGCAGAATTATTTCTGTAGGTGGGACGCTCGCTGCTAATTTAACCCTCACACTTGCCACCATCAACACCTCGGCTAACGCTGCATCTTCTGGCCCCGGCAACGACCCCAATACCTCCAATAACGAGGGTGTGGTTTACACCATTTGGGTTCCGACGACGATTGCTACATCTTCCCTGAAGATCGGCACAGACGGCACTGATAGGTTTGTTGGGTCAATCTTGTCTGTGGACACCGATTCTTCGGGCGCAATGGCTGGCTTTACAGCGGGTGCAAGCGATGACTTCATCAATTTCAATGGCGGAACCACCGGCGGTATTGCAGGAACATGGGTTCAAATCTTTGCAATTGCTGCATTGAAATACATGGTTACTGGCGTAGCGGTTGGTTCAGGTTCAGTAGCAACACCATTTGCAACGTCCTAATAGGAGTGCATCATGGGGATGCAAACCGATGTAAAGCAGGCCCATTTAAACGGTAGTGGTTTCTTTGTTGTAGGCCGCAACCGTGTAAAAGGCATTTCTATGGTCGGGAGTGGGTCTGCTGATGGCACATTAGTTTTGTTTGATGCTGCTGCCGCACCTGTTACTGCAAGTGTTACTTATGGCCGGTCAGGTACAACCGTGACGGTGGCTAAGACATCGCATGGTCTTGTAAGCGGTGATGTTATAGGTATCCACTTTGCAAATGGAACAGGTGGAACTGCGACCGATGGAACGTATACCGTGACGCGGATTGATGCTAATAGTTTTTCTATTACGGACATCAATAGCGGAACCATCACGGGATCCCCGGCAGCAGTTTATGCGGTTGGCCGATGGTTGTTGACATATGAGGTTGACTCAACCGACGTGTTTCAAAATGCACCATTTATACCCGGTGAAGGCGTATTAGCCACTACAGCGGTGTATGGGTATATGAGCAATATCCAAGCGGCGCAGATCTACTATGGCTAAGTCACCTGCATGGCAGCGCAAAGAGGGTAAGTCCGAAAAAGGCGGTCTTAACGCCAAAGGTCGGGCTTCTTATAACGCAGCGAATCCGGGGAAACCCGGACTCAAACCTCCGCAACCAGAGGGGGGCGCAAGAAAGAAATCTTTCTGTGCGCGGATGGAAGGCATGAAAAAGAAGCTCACTTCTTCTAAAACCGCTAACGATCCAAACAGTCGTATCAACAAGTCGCTGAGAGCATGGAAGTGTTAAATGGAAACGGGTACGCTTGTTTGGAATCTCATCACATCATTTTTAGTGGGGCTGGTGATGTTCATGTTGAAGAACTCTTCAGATGAACAGAAACGTATTCAGATCCTACTCAATAGAACTCGGGAGGAAATAGCCCGTGATCACATCACTCGTGCAGAAGTTAGGCAAGACCTTGAAAAAATTATGGAACGCTTTGACGCAGGCTTTGAAAGGCTTGAAGCAAAGATTGATGCCCTCGCCAAAAAAGGATGATGCAGATGTCAACAAATAGAAACGTGCCTAGCCCCCCGGATATGGATTCGTCTAAGTATGAACCGGATCTAAATAAACCCAAAAAGCCTGCACCAAAACCAAAACCCAAGCCTAAAAAAGCTGAAATTGAAATGGAAGAAACTGAAACTTTCACCGCTAAGAAAGGCGGTAAAGTAGGTTCAGCCTCTAAACGTGCCGACGGTATTGCACAGCGTGGTAAAACCCGTGGGACGATGCGGTAATGCCAGCAGTAAGCGATAAGCAAGAGAAGTTTATGCAAGCGGTGGCTCACAATCCAAAGTTTGCTAAAAAAGTAGGTGTCCCTCAATCCGTTGGAAAGGAATTTACGATGAAAAAGATGAACATGGGCGGCATGGCCGCAAGCAAAATGGGTGCTGTTAAGACTGCTGCTCCTAGCCGTGATGGTGTTGCAACCAAAGGTAAAACCAAAGGTACGCAGATCAAAATGGCTAAAGGCGGTATGGCTAAGATGAAAATGAAGAAAATGAACTACGGCGGCAAGGCTTGCTGAGATGATGCCCTCTCGCGGTATGGGGGCTATAGCCCCTTCCAAAATGCCTACTGCCAAGCGTAAAGCTAGGCGGGATGATACTGACTTTGATCAGTATGCCGAAGGTGGCAAAGTGAATGAGGCAGGTAATTACACCAAGCCGGGGTTACGCAAGAAGATCGTAGCTCAGGTTAAAGCCGCAGCCACTCATGGCACAGGCGCAGGGCAGTGGTCCGCGAGAAAAGCACAGTTGGTAGCTAAGAAGTACAAAGCCGCTGGTGGAGGTTATCGTGACTAAAAAGTGGATTCAGTCAGCCATCAAGAAGCCCGGAGCCTTACGTGCACAGCTTGGTGTTAAAGGCGACAAACCGATTCCCGCAGGTAAGCTGGCTAAAGCAGCAAAAGCTCCCGGTAAGCTAGGGCAGCGAGCAAGGCTGGCGCAGACGTTGAAGAAGATGAAGTGAAAGCGCCGCAGCAGAGTCTGAAGAATTGGGGCGACCAGAAGTGGCGGACAAAAAGTGGTAAACCGTCTAGCAAAACTGGCGAACGATACCTCCCGGAGGCGGCAATTAAGTCTCTTACACCTTCAGAATACGCTGCAACGACAAAGGCAAAACGAGCTGGAAAAAGCGCAGGAAAACAGTTTGTTAAGCAACCGGCAAAAATTGCC